ATTAGAAGACGGGTTTTCCCATTCAAAGAATTTAAAAACGGGTTTACAATTATCAAAACTTAGAGGTGCTATTATATGCCACTTTATGTTTGCTGATTGTGCAGAAGTATTTACCCAAGAGCCTAAAGAAACAAGAAAAAATTTAGGTCTTAGCGGCAATGCTTCTAAAGAAGAAGTTGCAAATAAAATAATTGAACTGTATCCTGATTTACCAGATAGAATAGGACCTTACAGTGACAAACAAAATAAAAAGAAAACTAGTGATATGTATGATTCGGTTTGTATTGGAATTGCTCACCTGAATAAAACTAGGAGTTGAGAAAGATATGACAGAGTACTTAGAAGACGATATGGAATTTGACGATGATTTTGAAGAAAGTATAGATTCGTATTCTTCTTTTAATGATTCTGTCTATTCTTATTCTAAACAAACTAAGGCGGATTTTGATAGAGCATTTCCTACGGAATACAAAAAGTTTACGGAGGAAGATTATGCGGAGCTTAATAATAACCTGTTATTATATAAATCAGGTAATTTAGAAGCCGCCCAATACATAGTTAGTGTTTTTCATAGATTCATTAAAAAATATACAGACTTCATCTGTTATGGATATCATGGAGAATACTATAACAAAGAGAAAGAACTTGAAGAATACAATAGTAAATTCGTAAGACCTTACGATAAATCATTAACTAAATTCATTGGTTTATTTATCTCAAAGAGCGATAGAGAAAAAGCAAAGAATAGTAATGAAAAGGGAATATTATTTAGTGATGCATGTGTTAAAATTCAAAAGTTATTTTCTAAATATGAATATTGGGATATATACAATGAATTAACCTGCACATTATTAAATATGGCAAATAAATATAAAATAACTAAAGAAGGAGATGTGTACCATAAAGAGAATGGTACATTTCATATGTACGTAAATAAGTGTTTCCATTTCGATGCATATAACTCTTTAACTAAAATTGTTGGCGACCCATTAGCTCATCTTAAAATGTTTAGTATTGAAAGCGAATTTGAGCCAGAATCAATAACACATTCAAGCATTTGTAAGAATTCTGAAGCTAATTTCTCAACAATAGATAAAGTTGGAATGAGAGTTATATTAAAAGACATGGATACAGATAAGATTTTAGAGAAAATGTTAACAAAAACAGACAGACAAAAACAATTAGAAATATGTAATTCATTAGTTCTTAGAGAAGAAGACGTTGACCCATATGAAATGGAGTCATTAAACTTTAATTGGACCAATGGGAATACATGTGGAGAAGAGTTTAAAAGCTTAACATCATACGAAAGAGAATTGATAGTAATGTCTTTTGTGCAACATAAAACTGATGCTGAAATAGCAAGTATATATGGTTGTCACAGAATTACTATTGTAAAACATAGAAAGATGGCTATAGAAAAAATTAAAACATATATAGCAGAAAATGGAGGTAAGTTGAAATGACTATTATTAACGACATGGTAAAAAGTTTAGCTGAAAACCCTTATGTTATCCTCTTGGCAGTTATTATTGCTTGTGTGGTAGTATATGTGGTGGCAAAAGGTAAAAAAGGTATTTACGAAGCAGCACTCTATTTAGTGACTGTAGCTGAAGAAGAATGGGGTAGCAAAACAGGACAGATTAAGTTTGCTGAAGTTATCAGTACGATAAAAGCTCAGCATCCTATCTTAAGTATGATTATAAGAGAAGAAACTCTTAAGAAAATTATCGAAGATGCTTTAATGGAAATGAAGACTATCTTAGCTAAAAAACAGGCTGAAGAAGCGGCTGAACCATTAAAACCTTTTGAAACTCCAGAATTAGAAGAAATCAAACCAGAATAAAAAATATCAGGGGACGGTGCGAATGCACCGTCCCCCAGTTGTTATCTAGGGATAACAACAAAACTTCTTTCTTTGTTTCTTTCATCAGATTCAATAAGTATGTATTCATTATCATCAACAGATACTAAATTATACTTAGCTAAATCTAATTCTGGTCTTAACTTAGATATTTCTATCTTATGTTCCCGTTTTAATTTTTTAGGCTGTTTCATTATTTCGCTTCCTCTAAAATCTTCTGATAGCCAGCAAAAGCAGAATCTGCTTTTCTTAACGCTTCATGACGAGCCTTTTCAAAGCCTGCAAGCATCTTATCGGAATACTTCTTGTAATCATCAGCAAGGAATCTTACCTTCTTTTCGAGAGCCTTTGTGTACTTAAGATAAGCTTTCTTGAATGCCAGCTTCTTACCGTATTCAAGGTTAAATGTATCATCAGAAGTACATCTAGCAACGCCTTTGTACTTATCGCTGATAGCAAACTTTTCTGGAACACATGGACATTCAAATAAGTTAGTACGCTTATTAACAAGCTCTACAGCGTCAAATTCACAACCAGAAATGACACAAATAACAACACCCTGTTCCTCTTTTACAATGTAATCAACATAAAATTCCATAAATAAATCCTCCTTGTAATAAAGCAGGGCTTTCGCCCTGCCTGTTATTCTTCATATACTTTGTGTTCGTTTCCACATCCACTGCATTTGTATTTTGTATACTCCATTACTAATGGGTCATTATCACTTGTCTTAACCATATCACATCCACAATCAGGACATTTCTTGATGTCGGTTCCGTTAACATTTTCATTTACTGGCATAATAAATACCTCCTTGAATATTATGGTATTATTATAGCACACAATTAATAAAAATGCAACAAAATGTTACATTAATACTTATCGCCATTTGTAGTGCTGCCAGAAGAACCAAAGAAACTATTATAGATTTGTGACATTCCTGTTTTCTTACTTCTAAAATATTTAGGCATTGTTGTAAGTATATCATCATAACTGTTTATGTATGACATTTCATCTTGTAGTTTGCTTATCATATCAATTTCAGTTTCAGTGAATTCTAAACCTTTAATATCTTGATACTTATCCAACGAAGCTGTAATCAAAGACACATCCATATTAGGTGGTACAATTATTACTCCAGATATGTTAGAACTTTTTGCAACGCCTTTTTGTATTGCTTCAGCTAATATCTGAATATCTGAATCAGTAATAGGGTCTTCTTTTTCTGCTACCTGAATAAATAACAAGCTTTTATTTTCTTCGGTCAAAAGTTTTTTTACAACATATTCGTCATCTTCTATGGTAACAGAGTTCCCATTTAGTTCCTCAATATTGAAAATATAACTTCCATTACAAATGGCTTTTTTATAATTTTCCCCTATTTTATCTAACATTTTTAAAACTTCTTCTTTTGTAAATGTTTCTTTATTACTCATTTGTATCTTGTCTGTAAGTGCAGTGTGTAATACGCCATAAAATTCTAACGGGTTCATTTTAAACTCCTTTATACATAAGTATACATGCTACTGCTCAATCCTTTTTTAATAAGACCTACGACATAATCCTTTGAATTATACCCTTCTGGTGACATAGCATAGTATTTAAGGGTGTGATTGTATCTTTGTCTTAATTGTAAACGTGTAAGATTTATATCATCTTTTACAACCCACCCTATATCATATACCATACTTTCGCCCGTCTCAGGATTAATTTCTTTACACACAACAAAAGCGTCTTCTATTGGCATTATTCCATTTCCAGTATCTGCTTAATTGTTGTAAACTTGTCGTAGTCTTTAAGCTGATTAGAAGCTAATTCTTTTGCCAGAGGCACCATAACTTCTAACATCTGAGGATGAGGCTTGCCTGTAACACCAAGAGCTCTTAAATCTAAGATATGGAGCCATTCTTCAACAGTAGCTGTAATAATAAGGTCTGCCTTAGTAGATGTAGGAAGAACTGCTCTTGCCTCCTGAGGTGTTGCACCATCTTTTAACATTCTGAAATAGCACTCTTCTGCTGTTTTACAAGCATGTTCCCATGCACCGTATCTTTCAGCCCATTGTTCAGTGCTAAGTGTTTCATCACCTTCAGGTCTCTTTAAATAACAAGGTTCAATAACAGTAATTTCTTCACCAAACTTACCTTTGGAATAGTTGCAGTAACGTGTAGATTCCTGTGCAAAACTTGCAGGTCTATGACGAACAAATTCGTGTGTAACTCCACGGTCCACTGTAAACTTAACAGTTAATGTTTCATGTACTACTCTTTCACTAAGAGACAGCTTACTAAAATCCGTAATAAGTTTAATACCTGCTCTGCCCATTTCACCGTCTGCTAAGCAAGGGCGATAATCAACTGCTCCGTTAGAATCTTCTGCAACAGCAGTAACTAACTGTTCTGGCAAGAAAGAAACTGCATCAAGCAATAACTGGAACATTTCTGCATACGCTCTTAAGTTACCAGAAATAATAAATCTGTCTACAAGTGGGTCATCTTCACCTTCAACTTCAACATGATGAGCTGTAAATCTTACAAAAGATTTAACTGGATAACGTTCTACACCTTCAAAAACATTTATCTCAAGATTGTTTACAATGTTGGCAACCAGCTCAAATGTTGCATGGTCTACAATGTACGCAAGTGTAGCGTGTTCAAGCATGGCAAGATGTCCTTTTTTAACAAGATTCTCAACCATCTTAACACATGAATCTTCAGTAATTAAATCTTCGGACTTATAACATGTTCTTGCTACAAGTTCGATTTTCTTCAGCGGATTCTCAAAATTAGGCATTATTTCATACCCAGCTTTAATAATCTTCATGTCTTTTCTCCTTATGATTTATTTATATAATAGCTGTTTTTATCTGTTTAATAACTTTTTGTAACAGGTCATTATACAGCTTCATATACACATCTCTTTCGGCACATACTTTTATATATTCAGAATTATCAGCTTTTGCTTCTTCTTCATACTGTGCTAATTTCTTGCAATCTGCAAGCTGTTGCTGTAATTCTTTAATATATTCATCCTGATTTGTAATCAGCTCATCTTTTTCTTTTAACTCATCTTTTGCATTTAAAACAATATTCATATAATCTTCTGGTAAAATATTTGTGAAATCAATATCCAATGCTGTAACTAAAGCTTTATCAATCTCTTTCATTTCTTCAGTAGATGCAGTACAAATATATCTTTGCATTTTTTCTTTAGAAAGAGTATGTACCTGCTCACATAAACAGATAGACTTTTCTTCACACATTATGTCTACATGAGTTGGTAAACATGTCTTTGGCTTAGTAGTTAAATAACATACTAATACAAAATCACTGCTACTATTACAAGCGTCATTTGATACGATAACACCCGGTCTTCCACCCTGTTGTTCTACTCCAGTTACGGGACCCTTATCGAAATAGAAAATATCACCTCTTCTAATTTCGGTGTACATAGGTTTTTTCTTTGCCTGATAAGCTTCACGCTGCATTTCTTCCTGTTCTCTATCATATAAAGTTCTAATTCTTTTACTCATGTCATCCTCCTATACAGTTATTGTGCCACCACTTTTATAGATTTCCAATATCTTATCCATGAAATATTCCTGACCTTTACCAGTAATCTTGGAAGTCTTATTAATACGTGGTCCATGGTCTCCCTGAATTGTTGTTTCCTTAATCTTGAAAAGGTTCATGTCTACACTTCTTTGGGTAGGCATATTATAAGAATTAGACTTTTGCTTAATTAAGTAACCCTTATCTTTAAACCATTCAAATAATCTCTTTTCACCAATCGTAACATTGAAACCGTTTTGGCGTAAAGCCTGAGTAACCAATTTAGCAAAATCTCTAACAAGAATTGTATCTTCTGTAACCGCAACAGCTTGATGGAATACAATTGCTGGCTGTGCATCAATTAACTGTCTTTCCTGTTCTTCGATAATTTGCTGAGCATCCATTAATGCCAACGCCAAGAATTCCTTGCTTCCACGCTGAGGCATTTGATTTTGTTGCTGCTGGCGTTCTAATGTAGTAAACTTTGTACGAATCATTTCTTCCATACGGTTAAAAGCATTCATATATTTCATTTTCCACTCAAGAGCATCTTGACCTGTAAATCCCATAACTAATAATGTAAAACCATTTCTATTTACAAGATACATAGGGTATTGCTTACCTCTGTTTTCATAAGTGGCTTCATGAAACATATTTTTGGCGGCTGAATTTCCAGCTACCAAATCTCTGACGGCTTGAAGTACATTTTTATGCTGTTTACCAAATTTTTCAGCAATATCTTTAGTTGTTGTGTACATTGTATTATTTTCTGTACATGCCACAAATACTTCGTTATCAATACTAACATTTGTAATTATTTCCATAATACCTCCCGATTACTTCTCATTAAGAAGTTTTTGCAATCTTTTAATTTCTGCTTCTTTAAGCTCATTATCTTTTATGTAAGCTTTCATTGTTGTAACTAAATCTGCAATATCATTCATTTCAAAAATGCAATAGATGTTTTCATCTTCTTTGAATCTGAACGGAAGACACATAGTTTTATCATTACGAGAACATTCCTCTTTTGCTTTTTCAAGCCATTCTCGTTTAATGCTCATGCTGTGTTCTCCAGACTTAAGTTCACTTGCGGTTCTTTCTTTACATTCTGGATGAAGAATATCATCTACAATATCGCCTTTCTCAAACCATAGAGCACCAGAGGCACGACTTCTACGTGCCTCTGATATTGTAGGAACTTGGTTAAGCTTATTAGCAACATCCTGCTCTAAGCATTTCCATGAATCCTTTTTTGCTCTATCTTTCTGAGTAGACTGACTTGCATATGATTTACGTTTTTCATGCTTTAATTTCAATAAAGACTGATTATAACATCTGAAACATTTATTTGAATTAAGGCATGAACTTTCATATTCACAAGACATATTAACTCTCCTTAAAAGAAATGATATACTTCAAGACGATATTCCTGTGTTGCTTCAGGATATTTTTCTTTATCTGTTTTACTCATTGCCATTTCTAATGGACGTACATATATTTCAAAAGGTGCATATAGAGCTTTATAAACAAGCATCTGTTCTTTTGTTTCTGAATGTGTTGCTGTACCAATAACTTCATAAAGATATTTATTTTGCTGTCTTTCCTGTTCAGTGCATAAATCTCTTTTGAAATGCCCAATAATGTCTCCCGGCTTAAATTCTCTTGCCATTTTAATTCCTCCTGTATCCATTATTATTTGGGACTGAATTACCCATTCCATTAAGACTTGCCTCTGTCTTAATAACAGAAGAATGAGTAATCAGTAAATCCTTTTTATCTGTTAACGTCTTGATAACACCTTCCATGAATGTGTATCTTGAGCGACTTAACATTCTTAAATCAAATAAGGATAACTGTCCACCATCCCAAGGCGTGTTCTTTAAGATACTTGCCGCATAGCCTTCACGTTCAGCTACAGTAAGTTTCTGCCCCTGAGCTACACCGATATTATATTTGTCCAATTCATTGTATATAATCTTCTCCTGAAGCTTATATAACAGTTCGAATTTATCATAAGACTGTTCAATGAATGACATGTCGAGTCTTGCTAATGAAAGCAAACTTTCTAAGTTATTTGCAACATTACCGATATCGGCAGGTGTAGGGGACAGCG